AATTTATTTAGGGCATTTTTTAAGAGGGTGTATAACTGCTGGAACTGTATCATCAACATTACAAACATCTGCATATTTGCACGAGTTTTTACCTGCACAAGCTGAATTTGCAGAAGATTGCACACTACCACCTTATACAATTACAATTTATAAAAATGTAGGAAGTGCTTACACAATAGCTGACGGATTAATTCACACACTAGGGATTGAAATGGTAGCTGGAGAAATTGTAAAATGTACAGCAACAGTTCATGGTAGAGCTTATACAAAATCTGCAAAAGCTAGTCCAAGTTACATTGCTGCCGACCCATTTACATGGAATCAGGTTTCTTTACAAGTTGGTGGAAGTGCAAACGGAGTTTTTGAAAGTGCAAATCTAACAATAACTAATCCAATAGACGGCATTATGGCTTTAAATGCTTCAACTAACGAAGCAAGATTACTCAGAAATGATTTTAGAACAATAACAATAGACGGAGACCAGTCTTTTGAAAACCAAGCACAAGAAGCTAAGTTTAGAGACCAGTCATTACAGGCATTTAAATTTACTGTAACTGGAGATACAGTAGTTGGAAATACAGGCGAATACAATCAGCTTACATTAGATATGCCAGATGTAAGATATACAACTTACGCATACCCAATAGGTGGTCCAGGAAGAATTACTGCTGCTTACGAAGCTAAAGCACAGTACGATACAACAAGTAGCTATGCTTTAAGAACAACTTTACAAAATACAGCTCAAAGTTATTAAAAACAAAAAGGAGGAAACTCATGAAGTTCAAGATTAAAGACAAAACATTAGTTGCTAACCCTGCAACTTTGCGTCAGATTCATACCCTTGAAAAGACAATAGGCAATATCGCTAAATTAGGTGAAGAAGCTCCCTTTGAATCAATCATTAAAGTCATTGGAGTTGTTATAGACTCACAAGACCAAGAAGAAGGAATGACTCTTGATTGGATTTTAGACAATTGTTCAATGGAAGACTTTGCGTCTCTTAACGAGGTGGTGTCGCATTTTTTAGGGGTCAGCCTACAAGAGACGGCATAGCACTCTTACATCTAATTGATTATTTTGGTTATCAGTATGGTTGGTCTAAAGAAGAAGTCCAACAACTAACTCCTGATGAAATAAACAAACTGTATGGTATAATTCGTAAAAGAGAACGAAAAGGAGTAGTGAAAACTAAACTGTAATTATGCCAGCTGGAAACGATATTAGAATAACAATGTCCTTGGGCTTTCAACAAATGGTCCAAGGTCTAGCTAAAGTTACAAAAGCTCTGGGTACACTCCAGAAAGAGCTAGATAAGAATACTAAGAGTCTTCAAAAAACATCAAAAGCGTTTGAAACACACTCCAGAAAAGTCGCTAAGACTTCTAAGAAAAACAAGAAAAATGTTGAACAAGAAACTTCTGCCGTTGCTAAACTAGCAAAATCATATCAAAGACTAGCAAAAGGCGTAAAATCTTCTTTCACTCCATCAAAAGGAATGGAAAGAGGTGGTTTTCGTAAAGGAGGACAATTTGAATCTCCAACATCAAGAATAAAAGGGCGACAACCGTTTTCTGCGAGCTCAGAAGGGTTACAAAGATTTGCTACGGCACAAAACCAAGTGTTTAGTTCAACTATGAAAAATATAACAGCTAACTTTAGCCTAGGAAAAAGTTGGGCTTTTGCAAAACAAGCATTAGCTGCCTATTTAGGCGTAATGGCTATCAAAAAGTTAATGGCAGTAGCCGAAGCTGTACAAGAAATCAATAACAGAATTAGAGTGACAATGACCTCCGAACAAATCCAAGGGGGAGATGTTAAAAAAGTCTTTAATGACTTATCTGAAGCTGCACTAGAAACTAGACAACCATTTCAAGGTATGGCTGTTATGTATTCTAGGATTAGTCTGGCATCTAAAAACCTAAACATTAGCCAAAGCCAAGTTATGGAATCTACTAAACTCTTTAGTAAATTGTTAACAATACAAGGAGCAACGGCTCACGAAGCTCGTTCAGCTCTGTTGCAGTTTTCCCAATCTCTGCAAGCTGGTAAGTTAGCTGGTGATGAATTTAGGTCTATATCTGAAGTGTTGCCAGGGATTCTTAGGCTCTTAGCAAAAGAAACTGGAGAGCCTATTGAAAGTTTAAAATCTTTAGCTGAACAAGGACAGTTAACACCTGACTTAATGTTAAGAGCTATTTTACGAGCAAAAGGCGATATCAATAGTGCTTTTAGTTTAACGGTTATGACAATAAACCAAGGTATGAATATCTTACAAACTAGATTCTTACAGTTTGGACAAGCCTTCCTTGGTACAGAAGAAGGAGCATTGATATTAAACTCCGTTTTTAAAATCTTAGGCAAAACTATTCAAGTTTTAACAATGATACTCAGAATGTTTATGCTGATGTTAAAAGGCGTTAGACAAATGATAGAACTGGTAATCAATTCTCTTAAATTGTTAGTCACGGGACTGCTAGAAGCAGCAAAAGGAATTGGAAAAGCAATTGAAGCAATAGGTAGATTTTTAGGAATTGGAGCTGAAGATTCTGATAAAGCTAGAGAAAGATTTGGAAAGCTAGGACTTCAGTTTGATATGACCAAAGAAAAAGCTGAGGAGCTACGAAAAACACTACAGAGAGGGCTACTAACAACAATGGGACAAGAGGTTCCAGAGGATTTACAGCCAACAGAGAATGCAGGATTATCAGATGAAGATGCAAATGCAGCAATAAACAGAATAAAAGGTATGGACGCTGCCTATAAGAAATTTACAGCTGAGATAGTAGATTCATCAAATAAAATGGGGAACGCTTGGAAAGAATTGTTTGTTGAAACAATGGCAGTCACAGCTCCAACAATGTTTGGAGACGCAGTTGCAGGAATGATAATGGAAGGCGAAAGTCTAAAAGAAAGCATGACTAAAATCTGGAAAGATTTAGCTAAATCAGTTATCGCAGCAATAATGAAAATGATTGTACAAATGATAATAATGCACACACTAATGGCTGCTCTTGGTATAGGAAGTCCAACTATGCTTAAAGGGTCTGGAGTTGCAGGATTCTTTGCTAACCCTATGGCAATGGTTAGGAAATGGAGAGGTGGTGGAGCAGGAGGAGCTGAAGCTGCTGAAGGTGGTCCAAATCCATTAGGCACTTTAATACCAAGTATTCTACCTAAGGGTAAAGGTGGCATATTGAAAAAACTAGGTTTTGCAACAGGTGGTCCAATAGGAGCTGGACAATTATCAATGGTAGGAGAAGAAGGACCAGAGTTGTTTGTACCTAAGGCTGCTGGCAATATAATACCAAATGACCAACTTGGTGGACGACCTATGATAATACAAAGTCTCAACCTATTTCCTCATGCAAATATAGACCAAGCATTAATGGATAAACCAATGGAATACTGGCTCGATGTAGCACAGACAAGAATACTTCCAGCTTTAAACACTTTAGGGCAATCAGGCTCAGTAACAAACTTAACTTTTGAGGAGGCTAGATAATGGGCAATATATTACTAGGTGTTCCTAACAGTAGTTACATAGAGTTGCAAAATGAAGCTGGTTATAGATTTCAATTTACTCTTAATTTAAACAAACAAGATATTAGAACAAGAGGAGGAAACCTGTATACCTATATAACTCCTGCATCATCTTATAGACAATTTAGAATTCCTATGACATTTGTAAGTTCAAGCAAAAGAGCACAGGTCAACTCTTGGTTTGAAACGGGAACTGATTTGAGATTTATAGAAGACGATAGTTTCGCTAACTCATATTACTCAGTTAGAATAGTTGGCAAACAAGAGCCTTTTCAAACTTTTCATGTTCCTTATTTCAGAACATATTATGATGGGGAGATTGTTATTGAAACAACATAAGGTAGAATAAAAAGATGGCACATATATATGATTCAGGAAGAAATTACATAGCAGTCGGAAGTGCAAATCTCGCTACTGCAACATTAAAAGTAGCATTAGTTAATACTACAGCAGATGCTAATTCGGGCTATACATTTTCAGCTGCGCACACAATGTTAAGCGATATTCCAGCAGTAGCAATGCAAGGAACTAATCAAACTCTAGCTAATGTGGCAGTAAGTTCTGGTCGAGTTGATGCAGACAATTTATCATTTTCATTAGCTGGTAATCCCGTTAATGCAGTTGTTCTTTATGTGTCAACTGCCGACTCATCTACAAGTCCATTAATATTTATACAAAGCGAGGGGAGTGGATTTCCTACTACACCAGATGGTGGAACTTTTACAGTAACATTTGCTAGTAGCGACCCATTCATCATGAAAGTCTAATGCCAATACAAGGACAAACAATTGATACTGAGAATATTGCAGATGACGCAGTTACAACTGCCAAGATAAAAGATATTAATGTAACAACTGCTAAAGTAGCAGATGACAATATTACTGCTGCAAAAATGTTTGACTTAGGTAGAGGTAGTATTCTTTATGGTAATGCTTCAGCAGTAACGACAGAATTAACAAAAGGTGGAGCTAGTGAAGTTCTAACTTCTGATGGAACAGATATAGCATGGACAGCAGCAGCAGGTGGTGGTGGCAATACTGTATATAATGCAATAATTAATGGCGATATGACGATTGCACAAAGGGGAACAGCATTTAGAGCTGGAGATAATGATGACGACTCTTATACATTGGACAGATGGTATGTTTTGTCAGATGGAAATGATATTGTAGATGTTACACAAACTTCCGATACTGCTGTCGGAGATAGCAAATATGCTATACAATTAGATGTAGAAACAATAGATAAAAAATTCGGAATTGTGCAGATAATAGAAAATGTTAATTGCCATGAAATGATAGGCGACAATGTTAGTCTTTCATTTAGAGCAAAAGTAGCTGGTAGTGGAAAATTAGATAATGTAAAAGCTGGAGTTGTTGCTTGGAGTGGCTCATCAGATAGTGTAACGAGTGATATTATATCTGCATGGGGAGCAGAGGACACAAATCCAACATTAATAGCTAATGCAACTTTTGAAAACACACCTGCTAATCTCAATGTTACTACTTCGTATGCAACATATAAAATTGAAAACATTTCAATAGATACAGCGAGTACAAACAATATTCTTGTTTTTATTTGGAGTGATGTTGTAGATACAGATTTAACAGATAGTGTATATATTACTGATGTTCAATTAGAGAAAGGAACTGCGACAACTACTTTTGTGCGAGAATTGGAATCGAAAAACTTATCGAATTGTCAGCGATATTATTTTGCTCCGAGTGGCAATGCAGTAGGTATAGCTTATTCGACTAAAGGAATGGTATTCAATATTTCTTTTCCTATGGTTATGCGTTCTTCTCCAAGTGCGACAATAGAATATGGTGGAACAGCAAATAAGTTATATAGGATTCAAACAGGAGCAACACAGATTATAACATTAAACTATTTTGGCAATGCTTCTGGCACGACTCATCTTTATGATTTGTCAATAGGAGATTGGACAGGTGGTACAGGAGAAGCATGGAATACGCAATTCGCTTATAATTCGGAATTATGATGTATAAATTATTAAAAGACGAGAACAATGAAACAACGGGAATTTTAAAGGACGAATACCTTTATATCCCAATGGACGAAGGCAATATGGATTATCAAGATTATTTGGCTTGGTTAGAGGAAGGCAATCTACCAGAGGAGAACAATGAGTAAAGCAATAAAAATAAAAGATAATGAGTTTATGATACCAGTAAAAATCTCGGCTCAAAAAGGATTGAGTGGTACGGATTCTATAATATTGGGTATGGTTTTTACAACAATTTATAAAAAGCAACTTTTTCTTTTATCAAATAAAACAATTGCTCAATATGTTGGGAGAACAAAATCAGCTGTATCAAAGTCGCTTTCTAAGTTAAAACGATTAGGACATATTAAGGAAATAGAATATGATAGTCCAATATATTCCAAAGCTAGAAGAATACAAATGTCCAACGAACTTTATAGAGAGTGTTTAAAATGAGTGATGTAATTATATGGAAACAAGACAATGGGGTAGTTGCAGTAACACACCCAGCAGGCAATTGTGGTTTAACTACAGAAGAAATTGCTCAAAAAGATGTACCAGATGGAAAACCTTATAACATTAGGGATAGCTCAGAATTGCCTGACGCTAGTATATTTAGAGATGCTTGGGTCGTAGATGAAGAAACTTGGACAATATCTACCGATATGGAATTAGCTAGAGAAGTGTGGAGAAACAAAATTAGATTAGCAAGAGCTTCAAAGTGGGAGGAAGTAGACGCTGCTTGGTTTCAAGCTATGGAAGCTGATGACACCAATAGGGTAACAGCTATCGTAGCTATTAAAGATTCCTTGAGAGACTTTCCAAATCAAGAAGCAATAAATGAAGCTGAGACAATTGAACAATTACAAGAAATATGGAATACTGAATTATTAGGAGAGAAATAGTATGGCACAAACAGTAGTTAAAACAGGAGCAACAGCATTAAGTGGAAGCACACTAATTTATTCTAGTGCTACTGTTGGTATTTATAGTGCGTTAATTGATTTAACTCCAATGTCAGCAGACACAAAAATTGGAGTAGATATTGCAAATTGTACAATAGTAGCTTCAGGATTAAAGGTTGTTACGAATGACGCATTTGAAGGAACTCAAACTTTAGAGCCAATGTATTTCCAACCACCAATGCACCCTAACAAGGGTTAATCCATAACAAAAGTATTAAGCTCGGGTACTGCTCCAACATTACCTTGGGAAATTACAACATTCTAATTCATAGGGTATCATTAACCCATGGCACTCGGCAGTTATAACTTATCACATCATAGACAAGCATATCACTTTTATGTAACACCACCAAAGCGTAGAATTTCAAAAAATAGCTGGTGGTGGCAAAGTTGGATAATAACTATTGGAGCCGCTGTACAACCAGATGGTGTTGATTTTGCTAGTGCTGTTGGCGACATGGGTCTTAATAATCCAGTAACAGCAATAACTGTGGACGGAGTTGATTTCCTTTCAGCAGTTGGAGAAGATGGGTTTGGAATAGGCATAAGACGATGCACTATAGGACATGATGTAGATTCCTATTTTCAAAGCCAAAATGAAAGCACAAATCCTAAAGATATGACAGTAGATTTTTCATTTAATCTGCAAGAGTAT